TTTTCAAAAATTATTTTTTCAAAATTACTATTTGTTGCACCATCATCCAAATTTATAGTGTCAAAATCTGAATTATTTCCTTCATTATTTTCTTCTTTTTCTTCTTTTTCTTCTTTTTCTTCTTTTTCTTCATTATTTTCTTGTTTTTCTTCATTATTTTCTTGTTTTTCTTCTTCTTCTTTATTATTTTCACTTAAATTGATGTGTTGCTGATCATTGCAAATATTTTTTAAAAATTTCATCAATTTATTTTGAGAATATTCCTTTAATGTAGAATTTTGATATTTAAAATGTTGTAAATTATTTAATAAAATTAAAATAGTGTCATTTTCTGTTGTTATTTCTTTTGTTATATTTAATATTTCTGCTTTATTATCCAGATTTGTTTTTAGATTTGCTATTTCAAATTCATTTGTATTTGTTTCTTCATTTTTATTATTTTTATTAATTATTTTTGGAAAAGATTTAATAAATGAATTTATTTGATTAGGATCAATTTTATCATTATTAAAATTATTAATTTCTATATTTGCATTTCCATTTATATTTATATTTGTATTTTTATTTATATTTATAATATTATTTGATGTATTATTGAATAGTTTCATTATTTCAAAATATTTAATATATTTGTTAATTTCATATAATGCATTCAAATAATTTTTTGTTATTTCGATATTATTATTGACATTATTAAAATAATTTAAATTAAATTTTTTATTTTTAATTTCTTCCGAAATATTTTGAAGATTTTTTATTTCCTCACTAAAAAAATTATTGTAATTTTTAACCTCATTTTGAAATAAATTATTTACATTAGGTGTTCTATCATTAACATCATTGGGTTCACTATTTATTATATTATCTTTAAAATAATTTTTATTATGAATATCTAAATTTTCTAAATTTTCTAAATTTTCAATAAATTCAATATATTTTACAAATAATATATATTTTAAATATTGATCTTTTAATATTATTTTAGTATTATTATTTTCGCTGATAATTTCAAATTTTTTAATAAAACTATCTAAATTTATTGAGTTTCTAACAATTTTTCTAATAAAAGTTATTGTTGCATTAATTAATTTTACTAATTGTGAAAATTTTGTTCCAATAAAATTACATAATTTAATAAATGGACTACATAATTTTAAAATAAAACTGCCAGTAGATTTAAACTTATCTAATAATAAATCAAATATATAATTAAAAAAAAAGGTCATATTTTCATCATATTTTCCCCAATTTATTTCTCTTTTATTTATATTATTTTCATTATTTATTACATTTGTATTTGTTTCATTTGTATTTGTTCCATTTGTATTTGTTATGTCATTGTTTATATTATTTAAATTATTTGAAAATTTATCAACTAAACTATTTATGTATTTAATAATGGTTGATTCATCAGCAGTTTTATTATTTTCTTCTATATTTGAAACCTCATTTTTTAATGAAGGAAACCAATTATCAATAAAATTATATATTTGTGTTTGATTTTGTTTTTTAAGTTCATTTTTTTCTTCTAATATTTTTTGTGCATCAATTTTAGTTAAATCTACAATCATATTTTCATCAAATAATAATTTAGTACAATCGATGTTATTTTTATTATTTATTTCATAAGATTTTTCTTCAAATAAATTTTTATCATTTATATCCAATTGAAAACCATATTTTCCTTGTTTTATATTTTTATTAATATTATTTCTTTCAGTTTCAATTCTTTTTTTGTCTCCATAATTATCTTTAACCCAAGTTCCTATTTTCCATCTGTAATCAACTATTGTATATACTTTTCCATTATTTGATCTTAAAACTGTACCAATTTTAAAATACTTTTTAAGAGTTAAAATTATATTATTATCTACAACACTATATTGTTCATTTTCATTTCTTTTTATTTCACATGTGTAAATATTCAAAGTAGGATCAACCTCAAACTGATTAAACATTTTTTTAAATAATACTTCACTTTCAAAAAAATTTTTTTGAACTATTTTCATTTTGTTTTCATCATATTTTCTTGTTGGATTAAAAAATATTTTTTTTGGAGATTTATAATATTTTAATATTTCACGATCTTTCAAATTTAAATTTACAAATATATATAATTTTTGTTCATTTACATCATAATCAGATGCATTTTCAACACTTAAAATATTATTTATTAAATTAGGATATGTTTCTATTGCATTTTTTGAATGATGTAAATAATTTTTTATTTCATCAATGAAAAGTTGCAAAATATTTATTTTATAACTAACATTTGCAGAACATAATATTTCAAATGGTTTGTCAATTTTGTTTATATTAGCGAATGATTTAGAATTTTGTTTTATTAATTCATAAACTTTATAGGATGTTGATGCTTTTAAAAATTGAATATTTACATAATTATTGTTATCAATATCATCAATATCAAAATTAACATCAAATAAAGTTCCAAAAAAATATTTTGTAAAAAAATTTAAAAAAGTATCGCTGTTACTTAAACATATTGAAATTATTAATATATAAAATTCAATTGCAAAAGGAACTGGAATTTTTGAGTATCTTAAAATTTTTTTAAATATTTTTACATTTGTAATTGGATTTTTAAATTCATATTTGTCAAAAGTTACACCAGCTAATCTTTTGTAAAATTTATCTATCAGTTCATTTTCTTTTTCATTAAAATTATTTTTAAATAATATATATTTATTTGGTATTTGCGAAGTATATCTTGATCCAAAATAATTAATTGAAGAATAATCTAAATTTAAAAGATGTATTTTAAAATCCTCATCATTTTTTCCACCATTATTATCCCTAAAAAAATTAATGACAACATTATTTGCAGTTAAATTTCCATGATTAAATTTACAATCAACATCAGGAAAATTATCATTTTGGGTTTTATTTGTATAAATTTTATGCAAATTATCAAAATATGTCACAATTTCAAGAAATAAATGCATGTATTTCCAATCTATATTTTTCAGAAATTTATTATTATTATATCTTTCATGTGGAACAATTATACAATCGATATTTTCTTTTTTTATTTTTGCCAAATTTGAATTTGAATTAAAAAAATCATCATGAATTATATATCCGTCTATTTTTTCTTTTCCAATAAAAGAATTTTTACTTATTGCAAATAATTTTATGATATTTTTTGTTTTATAAATTGTTTCATCAATTGTTTCATTAATTGTTTCATCAATTGTTTTATTAATTGTTTTATTAATAATTAGATTAATAAATATTTTATTTAAAAACTTGGATGATATAACATATTTATTATATTTCAATCCAAATAATATATTTGATTTTTGTATATATTTATTTTTAAGTTCCATTAAAAGAGTATTTTCTGATAAATTTTTAATTTCAATGTTTAAATTTGTGTCTTTTATTTTATTTATTGTAATTTTTTTATTTTCTTCATTTTTTTTACTTTTTTTATAAATAACATTTATATATGAATTGTCAGCAAATGATCCAAATAATTTATTTATTATAGCACATTTTTGAATATCATCATCATTAAAAGAATCTTGATTATATTTTAATTCATCAATTATTGTTATGACATGATCAAGATTTTTTTTTTTTTTAATGTTTGAAATTGTAATTCCAGTTGAGTTATTTAATATTTCTTGTATATTTTTTTTTAATTTAATTGTTTCTTTAAGTAGTTCTTGTTCTTGTTTCTTTTCTTCTTGGATTTGATCTTGAGAATAAACTTTTGGAGTATTTTCATTTCGGATTTCATATGTAGGAATTATTATTTGTAATGGTGGTTGAACTTGAAATGGAACAAGTTTAATTTGCGAATTATTTTGACCATCATTTTCATCATCATTTTCATCATCATTTTCATCATCATTTTCATCATCATTTTCATCATCATTTTCATCATCATTTTCATCATTATTATTCACATTATCATTATTTTTTTTTTCTTCATTATTTTCAATATTATTATTGTTCATTATATTCTATTATAAAATTATATAATAAAATATATATATATAAATTAAATATATATTTTATTCTAAATTTGCCATTTGTAAATAACTTCCATATAATGTAAAATTTTTAATTTGATTCATTCTTTCTTTATTTTTTCGTGCTCTTTCTAAAATTTCAATTGCTTCATTTATTTCCTTGTCACTTACTATCCCATCTTTATTAGTATCAACTAATTTATGCAATACTCTATATTTATGAGGAACAATACACATATTGCTTTCTTCATTAAACATATGTTCTGATAAAATTGTAAAAACAGCTGTTAAAATTAATGATGTATAAATATCTCTTGTACCCATCCATGCCATTGAGAAAACCATTAATTGTTTAGTAACAGATAATTTAAGATATTCCTCTGTTGATTTACTGAATTGCAATGTTATAAATTTAGAACAAATATTAAGTAAAATCATGATTATACCAGCAAAAAATTTACTATTATTCAAATACATAATATGTCCATTAAAAAAATTAAATATATCAAAAAAAACATTTGCCATTTATATTATTTATATATTTTATTTAATACATAAATAAAAGAGTAAAATTTTTTATAAATATAAAAATGCAAGAATTATGAAAATAAATGTTTAATTCTATTAATTCCATAATCAATATTTAAATTTTCAAAATTTGACAAACTTCTTATTCCTTGTCTAACTGGATGCTTTAATGAAGTTAATAATCTAGTTCTTGTATTAAAAGTTTTTCCAAAAATTGTTGCAAAATTTTCTTTTTTATTACTTGTATCTTTACAGCAACCGCAATCATTAGAATTATAATTATAATAATTATTTTTTAAAACAATAAATAAAATAAATAAAATAAAAATAATAAAAATAAAATATTTGTTAATTTTTTCAATTTTCATTGCTATTATTATATTATTTATACATTTTATTATTTACACATTATATTATTTACACATTGTATTATTTACATAATATTTATACATTATCAATTATTAAATGGTTCAACATCATCTCCTGATTTAAATGCATTTTTGCTCAATGGTAAACTATTTGAATCTTTAGAAGAGATACTATCTTTAATGTCCTGAATATCAATTCCCATATTATATTTTTGATCAGTGGTTAAAACATATAATTTATCTTTTTTATTTTTTTTATTTTCATTTGTTGTATTTTCATTTGTTGTATTTTCATTTGTTGTATTTTCATTTGTTGTATTTTCATTTTGTAGTTTAGGTAATTCTCCAATTGTATTAATTGTATTTATTTGTTGTTCTGTCATTCCTTCAATTATTGAATTATTATACTTTTCTAAAATAATAAAGTAAATAAATGAAAGTAATAGTCCTAAAATAATGTTATTTATTGAAAAAAATATAATAAAAATTAATATAATCATTTTTCCTATAAAAAATTTATTTAAATTATAAATCATTTCAGAATTTAATAATGCTATTGCAGAAACTAAAATGAAAGCAATATTCATATTTTTTGAAATAAAATTCATTCTTATAAATTAATTAAATATAATAAATTTAATAATATTAATTATAACTTTTCAAATAATTATCTCATTTTTTATTAATAAATATGAGTTTATTAGTAACTGCTTCTCCATTAGATGATGAATATAGTATAAATAATAATCCTATTGATCGTAAAAAACAATCTAATAATAACACAAAGCAAAATAAAACACAAAAAAGAAGATTTTTTGACACAGATTTTAATCAAAATCAAAAAGAAACATTTGTAAATAATGAAAAAGTTAATTCTGTATTAGCTTCTATACACAAAGGATACATAGATGAAGATGATGAAGACACATTTAAACCAATACTTTCTCAAACACATCAACAAACACATCAACAAACACAACAAACACATCAACAACAACAAACACATCAACAACAAACACATCAACAAAATAATAAAAAAACAAACGAGGGAATGTCAAATTATAATAATTTAGTTCCTCAACCAATAGAACAAAATGAAATGGAACTTCAAAAATTAGAAAGTAATTATATGAATGATGAAGAAGTTGAAAGATATTACAAAAAATTATTACCAGGTTATACTGAATTAAATAATATAAAACGTTATTCAAATTCAGACAATAATATGAATAAAAAAATACAAAATAACCATTTTGATAACCCAATGGTAGATAAATTAAATTATATAATAAATTTATTAGAAGAGCAACAAGATCAAAAAACAAATAATGTAACAGAGGAAGTTATATTATATTCATTTTTGGGAGTATTTATTATATTTGTTGTTGATGGATTTACAAAAGTTGGAAAATATGTTAGATAATTTTTTATAAATAATAAATATATATTTTATAAAAATATATATTTTATAAAATTTAATTAATAATCAAACATTTTTCAGATTTAAAAGGTGAATGTGCGAAATTATAAAAAAAATATGCTGTTTTTGATTTAAATATTTCATCAAAATTAAAATTCCAATCATTAATTATTTTATTATCACTTAAATTTTCAATTGAAAGATAATAAAAATTTTCATTAAGTAAAGAATAAACTGCTAATTTAAAACAATCAATAAATTCTTGTGATGATAAATAATCACCATTAATTGATCCAACACAAGATAATACTTCTTTATCTTTTTCCAAATAAGTGCAAGTTTTTTTAAATATGAATGCTGATATTATTTCTTTTTCTCCACTAACAACAAACATTTTAATAAAAATATTTTTACTTTCGATTAGAGCATATAAATTACTAATACTAGGAATAATAAATATATTCCATTTTTCTTTTGTTTCTTTAATAAAATGATAAAAATAATATATATTTTGTTTATCACATGTCAACATTTTTATGTTCGTATCTAAAATTACATCATCAATATATGTAAAATTTGACATTTTATAACAATATGTATCATAACATGTTAAAGGAACAATAAAAGTTAATTCTTCTTCTCTTTTAAATAAACTAACACATATTTTTTTATTAGAATGACTTTGATTATATTCATGAGTTTGTATAATTTGTTGAGCTATTCCACTTTTGCGATGATTTTTATCAACACATAAATAATCTACATAATACAAATCAAATATTATATTATTATTTTTATTTATGATACAACATGTAAGTGGACGACTAGACATACAACCAATTAATTTATTGTTTTTAATAATATTGTTATTTTTTGTGTCATTTAAATAATCATCAATATAATAAAAAGACCAATAAGAATTATGATTATGCTTTTTAAAATAATTATTTATATTGTTTAATGTTGGATAATAAACATTATAAATTCCTTCAATTTTATTTTTATTTTGTAAATAATTTATTTGAATGAATGTAACAATATTTTTCCATTGATTTTCAGTTAAACTATTCGAATTATAAAAATATAAATTATTAAAATTAATATATTTATTTTTTTTTGGTAATTCTAAATTAATAATTCCAATATTTCTAATATAATACTGAAAATCGTAAAAATGAAAAACTGGTTGTAAAGCCCAAAATTTATATTTTAACCGAATATATATATAAAATAAAATTACAAAAAATAAAATAAAAAATAAAATATAATAAATTAATTTATTTGTTATAATTGATAAAAAATTCACAATATTCATTTATTATTCTTTGTTTTATTTTTATTAATTTTACAATTTATTTATTTTTAATGAAAAAAATATATTTATAATATTTTATTTTTTTACAAAATATAAATTATCTTCTCCAATTATCTTTATTAGAAGAAGAATTATGTGAGGAACGATTATAAGAACGATTTGGTGAACGACTTCTACTTCTATTTCTATTATTATTATTATTGTATTTTCTTGTTTGTGGAGATCTACTTCTGCTTCTATTTCTTCTTGTTGTTCTAGATGATGGTGGAGATTTACTTCTACTTTTACTTCTATTTCTTCTTGTTGTTCTAGATGTTGATGATGGAGATTTACTTCTACGTCTTTCTCTTTGACTTGAAGAAAGTAAATTCATAATTTCATTAACATTGACATTACCAATGTCACTTTCCATCATCACTGAATTATAATTTAATTTGCAAAAATAAGATAAATTTGAAAAATGATTTCCATCAACACCCCAAGGTGACATAATTTCAAGAACATTTGTATTTTCTCTGCAAAAGAATAAATTAGATAATGATGCACCATGTTGAGCTATTATTGTTGATGCATTTTTAAATAATTGATATTGATAAAATATTGATGTATTTTCTAGCAATACATCACTAAAATCATTTCTAAATAAACGACTTAATGAATTTGATAATTCTCTAAAATTTTGAATATCACGTCTTTCTCTTCCAGATGTATAAAATATTTCACGATCACTTTCTATTCCAGCTTGACGATTTTGCATTCTTTTTTGAATATAATATTCATCAACATCTCTTCCAATTAGTATTACTTTTCTATAATTTGAATCGTGTAAATATTCTTCAGGCATTCTATCTTCAATAAATTGAAGTATTCTATTTTTAATTCTATCTAAATCTTGTCTTACATTTGCATATCTTCTTATAAATTTATTATTAAAAACATCATATGCAGGTAAAATAACTTCATCTGGTGCTTTAATTCTTACATAGTTCATTGATTTATCATCAAAATAAGAAGAATTTGGTGGAATCACTGGATTTTCATAACCAATTATAACATCACTTGGAAATAATTCATCAAAAATTTTTTTAAATGGCCCAATATTTGTTGTTATTAATAATTTTTTATCAGGATTATTTAAATGATATTCAATTAAAGGAATTAATGCACCATAAAAAAAGTGAAAATAATGAGAAACTGAACCTTCATAACAATTAAAAACAATTCTAACTTCATTTTCTCTTAATGGTTGAAAAATTTCATTATTTTCTCTTTCTACTGATGCATATTTATTTTTTAAATTTTTGAATGATGATGATTTCATATAATATATATATATATTTAGATTTTTTATGAAATGTTTTTAAATAAAATATATTTAGATTTTTTATGAAATGTTTTCAAATAAAATATATATTATTTTTAATAAATATAATTAAATAAATGAAACAATTTTCTCCATTGAGTTTTAGTAAAATAAAAAATGTTAAAAAAAAAATAATAAAATGTGACAATAATTGTATAAATTGTTGTTCAAAAAAAACATTTCCATACGAGAATAACATTAATTCAATGAGATATTGTGAAAAATGTAAAATTGATTTTAAACCGAGAATAGTTAGTGTAAATAAATGTGTTGAAAAAGTGCAATAATAAAAAATAATATATATAAATTTAAAATTATATATATTATAGTAATTTGCATATTTTATAAATTATAATAACTCATGATATTTGACAATCGGTTTTATTTAATTTAATTTTTTTAAGCCATTTAATAAATTTATTTTTAAATTTTAACGAATAAAATAAATTTCTAAAAATATATATTTTATTTATAAATATTTTTTTTGCTAAATCATTATGTTGAGTTTTTATCAATTCTGGAAATTCATTTAAATGACAATTAAAACTTGTTACACTTTCTGGAATATAAGGTAACCATCTAAGCTTGTTTCCATAACATTGCAAACTTTTTAAATTTTGCGGAATATTTGGTAATTCTATTAATAAATTATAATAACAATGTAATTCTTTTAATTTTTTTGGTAATATGTTAATTTTAGATATATAATTATATCCAAATGCCAAATATGTTATTGTATCTGGTAAATTAGGTAAGGTTTTTAATTTATTGTTTAAAATGATGAATGCTTCTAATTCTGGAGGTAGTTCATCAATATTTTCTATTTTATTTGATGATAAATTTAAATATGTTAATGTTTTTGGTAAATTATAAACATTTGATATTTGATTATCTTCGCATATTAATGTTGTTAATGTTTTTGGCAATTTATTTCCATTAATTTCTTTTAAATTTGTGTTACATATTTTTAAATAAGTCAAACATTTATTAGAAGATAAATCTGGAATTACAGACAAACTATTATCAGATATTATTAATGATGATTTTAATCTTTCACTGTTATACATTATTATTGATACTTTTTTTAATTTTTATTTCTAATTTTTATTTTTCAATTTTTATTTTTCATTTTTTATTTTTTATTTTTTTATAAATTCATAAAAATACAAGACATTAAACTTAATATTTTGTTTTTAAGTTATTTTTAATGAATATTTAATATATTTAATATATTTTAATATTCATCAAAAAAATTTGTTAAAATATATATTAAATTTAATTTGATAAAAATTGAATATAAAATTTATTATTTAAAAATATTTATACTAATATTTTAAATGCAATTTATTCAAGATAAAAAATTACCTGCTGATGATGTCTATTATGATTATTGCCAAATTTGTGGCGAAAATTATAGTAACAAAATAATAAAAATTCGTTGCGAATATTGTCCAATGGAATGTTGCCGAACTTGTTCTGAAACATTTATATTAGGGCAAAATTATCCACATTGTATGGATAATAATTGTAAAAAAATATGGACAAGAAAATTTATGACAAGAAAATTTACAAATGATTTTATGAATAAAAAATATAAAAAACACAGAGAACAAATTCTTTTTGAACAAGAACAATCTTTATTACCAGCAACTCAATTAATAATTGAAAGAAATCAATATAGACAAAATGAAATGATGAGAATTCAAGAAAAATCTAATAAAATTGACAAACAAATTCAAGAATTAAGAATAAAACAAATGCATTATTTAAGATATTATGAAAAATTGAGAAACAATAATTTTACAATTAATGAAGATTTAACAACAATTTTTAATGATGAGGAAACAATTGATGAAGAAATGATTGATAGAATAACAAAAACTGAAGATATTTTTTTAGAAAAAAAACAATTATTTGTGCGTAGATGTACCAACGATAATTGTCTTGGATTTTTATCATCAAAATGGAAATGTTCTTTATGTGACACATGGACTTGTAATAAATGTTTTATTAACATGGGAAATGATGAAATAAAAGCAACGCATGTTTGTAACAATGATGATTTAGAAACAGCAAAATTAATAAAATCTGATTGTAAATCTTGTCCTAAATGTGGAATCAATATATTTAAAATAATGGGATGCGATCAAATGTTTTGCACAAATTGTAATACACCATTTTGTTGGAAAACTGGTGAAATACAAATTGGAAGAAATATACATAATCCACATTATTTTGAATATATTAAACAAAACAAACAAAATTTAGAAAGACATCCATTAGATATTCCCTGTGGTGTTGAATTAACTTCTAATTTAGTTGCAAGATTAGATAATTTAGTTTATTACATATCACCTTTATTAAGTAATGTTCCATTTGTCCAATCAATTGATGATGCTCAATATTTATCTAATTTATTAGTAGAAATTGGAAGAAATATTATACATTTAAATAATGTAATTATTCGTGATTTAAACAACCAAATTGATAATTATGGAAAATGCAATCAAACTGAAAGAATAAGATATATGACAAAAATAATTGATGAAGAACAATTTAAAAAAAATATACAAACAAATGAAAAAAAAAATTTAAAAAATAAAGAATATATTGAGCTTTATGTTATGGTAAGAGATACAGCAAGTGATTTAATTAGAAAATTTTATAACATAACAAATAAATATTATCAAGAATATTTGGATTCAAAATATAATTCTGATAGTGATAGTGATAGTGATAGTGATAATAATATTATTAAAAGGAAACGTCATGCTAAATTTTCAAAATTTTCTAAAATTAATTTACAAGAAAAAATAGAAAGAGAGAAACAACAAAAAATGAAAAATCAAAAAAGATTGGAAATTTTAAAAAATGAATTGGAAATGGAACAATCAATGCCAGATCAATTAATTCAAGAATTGGATAGTTTAAGATGTTATGCAAATGAATGTTTAATTGATATATCAAAAACATACAAATGTGTAAAAAAAGAATTTGATGAAAAATATGATTTAATTAATTCTTGTAAAAAATAATTTTTTTTATAAATATATATTTTTTTTAAAATATATATTTTTTTAAAATATATATTTTTATTATGTTTATGTTTATGTTTATTGAAATAAATAAATTAAATCATAAATTTTGTTATAAATTTCTTCTTCATAAATACTATATAATCCTTCAAAATTAATATTGTCATATGTTACATATTCATTTTTTACAAAATTTTCTAATTCTTCATCCATATTAAAATCTATTAATTTTTTTATACCTAACCATTCAATCAAATTTGGATGTATCTGTGATAATTTTGTAATTAAATTATAATCATTTAATTCTTGAATTGTTTTCTTATTTAATCTTCTAGATAATAAATTTAATAAAACACAAACATTTAACATTTTCTTTAATTCATCTTTTGATTCTTGAACTGTAAGAGTTTCATCAATTATTGCATTTAATTTTTTTATTGTTGTTGTTCTGCTTGTTAATTTTTTAATTTCGTTAAATAAAGCAAATGATGAATAAACATGTGATAATTCTAAATATTCTTCTTTTTGAATTGTTCCATAATTTGATAATTGTTTTATTTGATTTTCATTAACATTTAATAATACTTCATTATTTTTTTCTTGAAAATTTATAATTAAATTAGATAATGAAAAAAATCTATCTCTGTTTGAATCTTTCATTTTTTGTAAAACACTGTGAATTGCATATAAATTGTTATCCATCAAAAAATATTAAATAATAATATAACATTCTTTTTAAATTTATATTTTATTATTTGTTTATATTTATTTAATTCATAATATTCATAATATTTTTATTTAATCCATAATATTTTTAATTTTTTATTTTCAAAAAAAATTAAATAATTAAACAATTTGAATTTTTATCTTATTTTTAATTTTATCTTCATCACTAAACATATATATTTTATATTTGCTTATTGAATATTCTTCCATATTTATTCTACACATTATTTTGCATGTAATTTTTAATTCAGGTAAATATATAAAATATTGAAATAATTCAGAATCTCTTTGTATTTTATTAAAACAATATCCATCATAAATATTATTATAAATTTCAGAATTATTAGAAACCATTGTTAATAAATTGCAAGAATTTTGTACTTTTTTAATATTCTTCATTGACGTATTGATATACTCTAATTTTGAAACCCAATTATTATAAAAATTTATACCAATTGATGAATTATTTTGATAATCTTCAATATTAATTAAATTTAAATTACTTTGCAATATAATTATATTTAATAAATCAACCAATCTTCGTATTGGTGATGTGATGTGTATATAAGCATCAATATTTAAACTGTCATGTTTCATATTTTCGTTTAACAATGTATATTGTGATATTGAACTATTCCAATTCATCAAATAATTTATAATTTCATCTGTATTATTTTGTTCCATATATCGTATTTTTTTATTCTCATTATTTAAACCATTTATATGTAAAGTTTTCTTTAAATTAATATTGCTATTAATATAATTATTTGTTCTATAAATTCCATTACCATATTTAATTAATTCTAATGCAGTTTGATAATTCATAAATATCATCAAATATTCAATTAAATCATGACTATTATTAATACTACGTGTATAATTATAATCTTTTGATAATTCCCTTATTATTTTAAATGTATTTTTATACATATCACAATTTAATAATTTTTCATCTTCATATATATAATTTTCATTTACACAAATTAATGAATTACAGTAATTCATTTCTGTTATTTCATAAATATATTTTTCATCAATTAAATTAATACTTATATAAATATTTAAAGTAAATGCAATTCTGTACATTCCTGATTTTAAAGAACACAAATTATCAGATAAAATTGTAGGTAACATTGGACGTTTTTTATCAGGCAAATAAATTGTTGATACTCTATTAGAGAAACTATCCCACAAATTCAAATGTTCTAATAAAATCGATACATTTGAAATATATATTGATAATATTATATTTTTTTCAGTAATTTCTTTTATACCAAATGCATCATCATAATCAGTTGTATCTGAATTATCAATTGTTATTATATTTTCACACAATCTATTTTGAATTGATGGATATTTTTCCATAATTTCATCAAATATTTCTCGCAAATTAGTTCCATATTTTGATACCTGTTTTGCAGCGTTTTTTTGAAATTTTTGTATTGAAATATTTAATGATTTGCAGTATAATTGATATTCGTAAAAATTAACTAATATGTCAACATCTCCTATTATTTGGTTAATTATTCCTTTTGGAAAAGAGCATGTTTTATTCCATTCAACAAAATTAATTGTAACATATTTATTTAAATATTTTTTTGAGAAATTTCCAGAAATTTCATAAGGAATTAAAAATGGCGGTAATCTATCATCATCAGGAATACATTTATAATATAATTTAGACTTATTATGTCTTCCATAACTACAATTTCCTGATAAAATTAATACACATGGAATATTTTCTGATGAACGTATTGGTGAATAAATAATTTCTATTTCTATTTTATTTGTATTTTCATTTATAATAATTTTAAATATATCATTATTAAACATTTTTTGTTCGAATGGCAATATTTTAGAAATTATATCAACATCAATTATTTTTTCAAATATTGATGTGTTATATATTTCCCATTCAAGATATGAACGATTTAAAATATTTATTTTATATTCCATAATTTATATTTATTTTTATTTTTGTATCCATTTTTAATAAAATATATAATAATTAATCAATTTTTATAATTAAATTATTTATAATCAAGTTTAAGATCAAATGAATATTTGCAATTTACATTATTTTTCTTAAAAATATATATTATAATAAATGAAACTTGAATTAATTATATTTGGAATTGCTGGTTTTTTAATGTATAATATATATTATGGAAATAAATATAGTAAAATTATTCTTTCTTATAAAAAATATTATCAAATGATTATTATAGCTGTTGTAGCAATTAGTGTTTATTTACTTATTCGTAAAGATCCAATTAGAAGCAGACAATTGCTTCTTTATGCTAATAATATGGTAAAATATATGCCAATCGATAAATCTAGTATGAGCATTATTACACCAATATTTGATTTTACAAATAAAGGATACATTAATGAAGTTAATCATGATTTAAACCCAGCATATAATCCGATTGTTCCACCAAATCCATTATTTAATAATTTGCAAAAAAAAGCAACAAAACGTTCTGTAAGTGAAACAAAAAAGAAATATGTTGCTTATAATCAAGATTGGAAATGTGGAAATTGTGGAGATAAATTAACTCATACATTTGAAATAGATCATAAAATAAGATTAGAACAAGGAGGCAGTAATGAAGTAGATAATTTGGTTGCACTTTGTAGAGAATGTCATGGGCAAAAAACTGCCATGGAAAATATGTAAATATTTTATAACATATATTACAAAAAAATATATATATATTATAAAAAAATATATATTACAAAAAATATATATATTATAAAAAATATATATTAACAAAATATAAGTTCAATAATGAATTCATCATCATTTTCAGATTTTATAAGCAATAATATCTCTAATTTAATTATTTTTATATTTGGATTTATTTCAATAATATGTTACATTATTTTAATTGCTACTGATAGTAATGATAAATCTAAATTAAATTCTTTAAGAGTATTGACATTAATATCATTTTTAATCATGGTTTTTTTAATTGTTAAGAAATTTTTACCAGAAAATCAAACAACTCAAAATAAAAGTTCATCAATTATATTTAATATTATTTATTTTTTTTTGTTTATTTGGGGATATATAAAATACTTTTTTAGAGAAATTTGGGATATTTTAAAAAAAATGTTTGGTGTATTTGCATCAATTCCTTCTTCATTTGCATCTTTTTTTGAAAATATTACATCTATTTTTTCTAATTCAAACAATTCAAAACAATTTGATTTTGACTTTAATAAAATAATAATAATAATATTAGTTATATTATTTTTAATTTTAGCACCAATAATATATTTTTCACAAACAAGTGTTGATTTGTCTAGTTTAGTGCCTAATACTGAATGGAAAAAAATTATTTATGGCATAATAATAACTTTAGTAATATTTGGATTTTCTTTTTCAAATATTTACAAACTTTATGAAAATGCAAATTCAACAGGTAGAAATTCAAAAATTGCAATTATTGTAGCATTTATATTATTAATTTCAGGAATATTAGCCTTTATATTTTCAAATGATATTAGTAAGGGAAATTATACAGATTTTGGTTCAGTTTTATTTGATGTTTTAATTTTTTCATTATTTTTATATTTTTTATATGGAATTAAAAAATTTTTTATTGAATCATCATCACCAAATTTAGAAAATTATTCAACATTCGAATATTTTTTATATTATTATTTATTTCCAATATTATTTTTTATATTTTACATAATTTATTATATATATATTTATAAAAATAAAAATTTAGAATTCACAGATTACAAAGATTATCGTGTAATAATATACAATATATTAAATTTTATTATTGGATTATATTTATTATATAATTTAGTAATTAAACAATTTTTAAAAACAAATGTGTCAACAACAACATCCAATTCATCTTCAATACTAAATTTTTTTAAACACACAATTTCAATTATTCCTTGTTTTGTGACATCTATTTTTGATTTTTTATTAAAAAATCCAATGTCTGGATTATTTTTCATTGGATTTTCATTAGCATTTATATTTTTTTTAATTTTTGTTACATCTGGAACTATCATTTATGATTCATGGTATATGATTTTATTTGAAATTATTGGAATTATTATTTTAATTTCTGGAATAATTAAAGCATTATTAGCAACAACTAATTTAGGAGAAAATAAAATATTTAAATTATTAGAAAAAACAATATTTTTACTTCCTTGTTTATTTTTAATAGGTTTTGATACTGCGTTTAAAGGAACAAAATTTGGAACTGTAAATGAATTAATGTTTATAGTATTATTAGCATTTATTATATTATTTTATAAAGTTTTAACTACTGCCATAATGCCAGATTTATATGAAAAATATATTTTACAAAATGGAATACAAGTTTTTAACAATCCAATTTCTTTAAAAGAATATAAATTTATTAGTTCATACAATGATTTATTTAAAATGCAAAATGCAAGCACATATGATTATAAATATGGGTTATCATTTTGGTTATATTTAAATTCATTTGCACAAAGTAATAAAATATATGAAATATGTACTTTAGGTGATGGTTTAATTATAAAATATAATCCTGTAACAAATATTTTGTATTTTATGTATAAAGGAGTAAAAAATATACAAGATGCAACAAAAATCAATAAAAAAAATAAAAAAGAAGAATTTAAACCATTGACAGAAAATAGTATTAGACAATGGGTTAAAATTAGAAAACAAAAAAAAATGATGAAAAAATCAAATGAATTAAAATATGAAGGATTTGATAATAAAAAACAACAACAAGAACAACAAGGACAAATAGAAGAAAATGTTATTTATAAACATAATGGTGTATTACTTCAAAAATGGAATAATATTATAATAAATTATTACGGTGGAACATTGGATATTTTTATAAATGGAAATTTAGTAAAATCAGCAATAAATATTGCACCATATATTCAAAATACAGCGATAACAGTTGGTGAAAGTAATGGTGTTGAAGGTGATATATCTAACATGATTTATTATAATTATCCAATAACAAAAACAGATATATATAGAATTTATAATATATTTAAAAATAAAAATCCTCCAGTTATTGATAAAAATAAAATAGGATTATTTAATTTTTCAGAAATAATGAATGTTTATTTAAGTGAAATTATGAAAATATAAATAATAAATAATAAATGATAAATAATGAGTGGTGAATAATAATTTGTAAAAAGTATAAAAATTATATATTTTATGTATATATTTATATTTTATATAATTATATTATAATATGGAATTTAAAAAAATAATTTTAATAATTTTATTGATTACATTATTTTTTATTTTAACACGATATATAACAAAAGACAGTAATAAATTAACTGACTTAACATCAGCAGAAACATCACAAGAAATTAGTTCTGGAGATCTTCCTGATGGTGAAACTAGTACAAATTTTACTTATTCAATTTGGTTTTATATAAATGATTGGAATTATAAGTATGGAGACCAAAAAATATTATTTACACGTTCTAATGCTGATTCTAAATTTCCCAAAGTATTTTTCACAAAAGATGTCAATAATTTAGTAGTTGAAATGACAGTTTATCCATCTGAAAATACAAGCGCAAATTCAACATTATTTGCTTGTGGTATTGGAAATGTTCCACTTCAAAAATGGTGTAATTTTTTATTAACATCATATGGAAGAACTCTTGATTTATATTTAGATGGAAAATTAGTCAGAACATGTGTCTTACCTGGTGTGCCAAAAATAGAATCAGGTGCATCAGTGTATGTAACACCAAATGGTGGATTTTCAGGATGGACTTCAAAATTTAAATATTGGGGTGAATCGAAAAATCCACAACAAGCTTGGGATATTTATAAGGAAGGTTATGGAGGAAATTGGTTGGGAAATTTATTCGGACGATATAGCATAAAAGTTTCAATTGTTGAAGATGGAACAGAAGAAACAACATTAACAGTTTAAATATTTTTTTTATTTTTTATTTGTAAACATCAACATAAATATTTATAAATATATTTATAAAAATATAATTATATATTAATATGATATCAAATAATCCAACTATTTCAAATGCACCAGCAGATTCAGAAAGTTTTCTTTCAAAAGTAGGAGTTATAATAATTGCAGTAATTATTTTTATGATTGGTTTAAGAATTGGAATGATGATTATTGGAAAAATATTTGGATATGACAGTTCTCCAGAATTAATAGATGGAATGGTTAGTGGTAGTGAATTAATGATTATTCCTCAAGATCCAGATATAAATGATTCAAAAACAGTTGTTAGATCAACTAATGCAAGTGATGGTATTGAATTTACATGGTCTTGTTGGATATACATTGATGATTTAGAATATAATAAAAATCAATACAGATGTATTTTTTATAAAGGAAATAATTTCACTGAAAAAAATACAACAAATTCATCAAATTCCAACACAACTATAACTACAAACACAACAACAAATGGTTTAAATTTCCCAAACAATTCTCCTGGATTATATTTAACACCAAATAAAAATAATTTAGTTATTATGATGAATACTTTTAATGTAATTAATGAAGAAATATTAATTACTGATATACCAGTAAAAAAATGGATAAATGTCATAATAAGATGTCAAAATGACACAATTGATGTTTATATTAATGGAACAATAACCAAAAGTCATAAATTACATGGAGTTCCAAAACAAAATTATGGTGATGTTTATATAGGTGCTGATGGAGGTTTTTCAGGATACGTTTCTAATTTATGGTATTATAATAGAGCATTGGGAATATATGAAATAAATAGATTAGTTGAAAAAGGCCCAAATATAAACATGATTGGTGGCAAAGGAAGTGCGCTTGATTTAAAAAATCCAGACTATTTATCAATAAGATGGTTTTTATATGGAATTAGTCCTGAATAAAAAGTGTAATAAAATAAACAAAATATAGTACAAAAAATATAACAAAATATATTCTATTCAAATGTCAATAAATATGTGAATTTATTTAATATTCCTAATATTTCATCCCTAATATTTAACAAATCACTATTTTCTTGTTTATTTAATATTTTATTATTTGTCATTTCTATTAAATATGTTTTTGCTTTTGCAATATATTTTTTAAAATTAAAAGAATTATTAAAATCATTTAATTTAATTGATGATTTATTTATATTTATTCTTTTTCCATCTTTTCCAATTAAAACTTCAACAAAATCATCAATTTTATCATTAAGTTCGCCATACAATTCATCAGTTGCTTTATGTTCTGAATATTTTTTTGTTTTCCAATGAAACAATTTAACAGTATTTAATATTTCCAAACACAAAACAATAATGTTGCTATGCGAATAATTATTTTTATTTTTGTTTTTTAAAGTTTTATTTTTTTTATTTTTGTTATTTATTGTTTTTTTCATTTATTTTATATAAAATATATAAATATTTTAATAAAAGTATTTTTTTATACTTTTTATGCTAAATTTTGTTAATTTAAGCTCTTAATTTAGGGTTAATACACACATCTCTTGTTGGGTATATATCACCACTCATACACACATCATTAACACCAATTTCTAAACACGAACGATCACCTTTTTCACCACCAATTAAGCACCATCCTCGTTTACCTGTGGCACTCATTGTTGCATCAACCACATTATCTCCAACTAAATTTTTTGTTGCATCATTCAATGCTTTTTGTAATGCATCTTTATTTTCTTGTTCTATTTCTTTTTCAATTTCTGATCCAGCTAAATGAGTAGTTGTTAAAGATTGAGTTAAAGGTTGAACTCCACCTGTGGTTGGATTTTTTTTTTGTTCTTTTATTACTTGTTGAGTATTTTCAATTACTTCTTCAGGACTTTCATTTTCCATAGTTTTTTCTTGCTCTTTTTCTTTTGCTTGTTTTTCTTTTTCAATATTTTTTTCTTCTTTTGTGTATTTTCTAATTTCTAAATATTCTTTAATTTTTTCTATCAATTCAGTTATTTCTTTTTCTAAATAAGTGTAAATAATCATGCCAAATAATAAAACTATTAAAATAATTATAATTTTAAATGGAATTGATGAAGTTATATCTTGTGTTGTTAAATTAAAAGAAGGAATATCATATGATATTTTTGTTTCTGAAGAATTAGAATTATTTATTGATGGTAATGATGATGTTGATATAACAGATGGTTCACTTTTTTTTGATTTAAATGAATTTGTTATGGTATCTAATATATTTCCTATGGGTTTTAATGTTTTCGAAGACATTTTGTTATGATATATATTATATAAATAATATATATTATTTGTAATATATTGTGCAATAATAAATACAAATTATTTTTGTATTTGTATTCCTATTCTATTCCATTTAGATTTTAATTTATCGTATGTATATATTGCATTTGTATTATTATGTTTATAATAATTTAATGTTCCTTCTTTTTTATAAAACATTAAATCATTACAAACATCAAATATAAAATCATTTGTATCAATACATGTTTCATATTGTTGAAAATTCATATATCCAAATGTATCATCAGTTAATTCAAAAAATATTTTTTTATTTTCAATATCAAATTTTAATATTTTTTTAATTATTTTTATCAATTTAATTTCATTCAATTCATTCAAAAAATTTTCTACTATTACTTCACAACCTTCTTCACATGTGGAACATTGATATTTAATAAATTTATTATTTTCATCCATATTATTTTATTAAAATTTACAACAATATTTATATCATTTTTATAAATAATATTATAAATATTTTACAAATAATATATATTACAAATATTTTATATTTTTACATTTTATATTTTATATATTTATATTTTACCTTATTTACAGAAAAAATAAATGTGACTAAATTATGTAGATGAATGTGGTGTAGCTCCAATAAATGTAGGATCGTCAGGTGGCCCACTAGTAGCAGGCCATTTGTTGCCACTTGTATTCATATTTAATTGTTGTTTTGGATACCATGTTTGCATTCCATTATTCCAACAGAGAAGTTTCATTGGACCAGGAACATTTGAATCAGTTGTTGGATTGCAAAATTGATTGGCTTTTGTTTCGCTAGTGTATGAGGTGCAAGGATTTTCAATTATATTACATATTAATGTTCCTCCATCAGAAATAACAATTGGATCAATGACATTTTGTTTTGGATTTTTATTAGGACAAGTAATTGGCAGTGTTGTTTCACCAATAATATTCCCAGTTGTAGGATTAATTGCTATGTTAATAGAATTATTACGCTTAAGCATTTTAATATTTGGATTAGTATAGCCACGATCATTTTGAGTTGCATATGTAGTATTTCTGTTGGTCCATTTTCCTTGGGCCATTTTAGAATAAATTTGTTTTTTTGTAAAACATGCTGAATTTTTTTTATACTGTAATATATTACCTTTATTTGCCATTAATATTTTATATTGATTTTCTAATGTTATTCCATCTGGGAAACATTGACGTTGAACACGAGACCATGCACGAGGAGGATTCGGAATATATGTTATACCATTACAAGACATTTATTTTATAAACATATTATTTTAATTTTTAAATTTTTAATTTTCACAATCATTTGTTCGTGGAATAAAATCTTCATTTATGCTATTCATTTTTTCTAAAATTGCAATTGAACGTTGTAAATTTGATGCATCTATATTATTATATAAATAATCTGTATTCGGTGATATTTCATTTTTTTTTATTTGTTTATAAATTATATTAATATTATTTAAAACCATTTTTATTTTATCTTTGTCTTTAATAATTGAATCATTTAATGGAAAATTTTCTGTAAAAATTTCAATAACAAAATACATTATGTATCTTCTTTTTTTATAACAACTTGTAGAAAATTTTAAACAAAATATATTTAATGCACTTCTAACTAATTTTTGTATTAACTCATTTCTTTTACTTGCTTCATATAAAAATATATCCCATAAAATCCATATTATTTCCATTTGAAATTTACTATCAACATTTGCAAACATTCTACGTTCACATTTGCATTTTTCTTTGCGACTTTTACATTTTTGATCAAATTGTATAAACCATTCCATCCAATAACATGCATTTACACTATTTCTTCCTTCTTCAGAAATATTATATGCAAATTCATTTGCTGGTATAAATAATTCTTTTGGATCATCTTTTAAAAAAATATCATCTGCATAAGAAATACTTGGCGCTTGAAATCTTTCAGTCATATAAGTTAAATCAAAATCTTCATTTTTTATTTTTATTTCACTATATTCATGACGTTTTTTAGCTTCACATAAAACACAAATAACTTCAGCAAATAATTTTCTAATTTTTATATCATTTCTCATTTGTATTTCAATATCAACATATCCATTTTGCAATAAATTTTTAAATAATTCAATGCGAATTTCTAAATATGTTATTATTTTTGGATTTCCAATATGTATATATTTACTAAAAAATTCAATTATAATATCCCAAAGTTCTACATAATGCCCAGCACATATAAATTCAGCCGACCAATAACAAGCTGGTTCAATTTTACTTTTTTTTAAATTTAATATTAATTCTTTTTTAGTATCAGCTTTTTTATATCCTGAAAATGTTATACCCTTAAATTCAGATTGCATTCTAATATCATTTATATCATTTGAATTCATTATTTTTATATAATTTATATTTTTTATATAAAATATATATTTATAAAAATATTTGTAATTTAATACAGTAATTTATATTTTATTTTATAATAAATTATATAAATTAATGAATGAAATACAAATTATTAATGAAAATAATAAAAAAATATTAATTCCATATGTTTTTCACATTTATAATAATCGTGTTAAATATTTTATGAGAAAAGGTGTAATAATTATTAATCAATATTATTTATAGAATCAATTGGTGTCATTTCAATTGTAATTGGTTCTTCATTTTCATTAATATTTATATGTGGTTGATGTGTTTGTTGTTGTGTTTGTTGATGTGTTTGTTGCTGTGTTTGTTGATGTGTTTGTTGCTGTGTTTGTTGATGTGTTTGTTGTTGTATTTGTTGTTGTTGATGTGTTTGTTGCTGTTGATGTGTTTGTTGTTCTTGCTGTGTTTTTTCAATATCAACTTGTTTTATCAAAATACTTGTTTGATTTTTTTTCAAATTATAATAATTAACTTTTGTATTTTGTTCTTGCATAAATTTATTTAATAATGTTGGAATTATCGCAACAATATTCATATATGTTCTGTATTTCAATAATAAAGCACATGAATATTCTGTTTCAAATTTAATTGAATATAACCAATATGGTGGAATATATAATACTTTTCCAACATTCAAATCTATTTCTAAATATTTTACTCTATTCATATGAGGTGAATTAACATCCCAAACATTCAATTCAGAACGATGTTCTAATTTATCATCATAATCAACTTCAATAGTTGAAAAATTTGTATATTTAGGAGGAACTAATCTAATTTTTAAATTATCACCAGTTGATATTAAATAATTTCTATAATTTATTTCATATCTTAATGGTGTTGTTGAATTTTTTGAACCAAATAATATATCATAATTGCTATTGCATGTTAAACATGGTTTTAATATATAATCATTCATTTTAATATTTTTTATGAGACCACTTTCATTCAAAAATTCATAATTATTTTCTGAATAATAATTTTCTTCATTTCCTTTAAATAATTTGTTAGCAACACATATTTGCAATGGAATAAATATATCGTCATTTGTTTTTATATTATTTTTATTTCTTAATTTTATTTCATATGATGAATATTCTTTTAATAAAAAATCAATGTTAAATATATCAATCAACAAACTTAATTCTTCAGTTACATCCATAATAATTGGCTGTCTCAAATTACATATTTCTTCTAATTTTTCTTTTGACAATTCTTGATCAACTTCATAAATTTCTAAATCACTACTCACTTTGAATTGATATTGAATATGCAAATAAAAAAATAAAACTATTATAAATATAAAAATAAATAAAATAAATTCATATAAATTTTCAAACATTATATTTTGATTTAATTATTAAATATATATATTTAATTAAATCAAAACGCAAATTTATTTTTATTTTTTATATTTTTACTCTTTTATTTTTACTCTTTTTTCTAATTTTTCTTCCACCTTTCATTGAATTTTTTCTTCTTTTAGTCATTTTTTTACTTTTTGCCAAATCACTTCTTATTGATTTATTTGATATTGGTTTATATTCAAAATTAAAATTGATACTTGAAATTGTAAATGTTTCTTCAATTGTTTTTACATATTCTATTATGTAACCAATATTACAATTAATTAATTCTCTCACTTGTTTATTAATTGTGTTAGAATCGACACCATATAAAAAGTATTTTTCAACAAATTTTTCAATATTTATTATGTCATCATCATTTTTTTCAGTAACATTAAAAATATCAATAATTTTAAATAATTTATTTTTATTTATAATTGTTGTTTTGTTATAAACGCAAAAATTATCAGTTCCATAGGAAGAATTAATATAAAATATTTTATTGTTTTTATCAATTATTATTGTAAAATAATGAACTATTATAACTCTTCCAGTATCAATTTCATCATGATATAAACATAATGGAATTATTACGTAATTCGAATTAACATTTGATATAATTGAATTATTCAATGTATCTGATGACAATATTGAATTTTTCAACATTTCATTATCAAAATATGATATTTTATCATTAGTTGTATATGAATTTTTAATTGCCGATTGATTACTTATTTGATAATATACATTATTATATTGACTTCCGATGGAAGATAATATTGCGTTTAATTCTGTTTTATTTCTTTGAGATATTATATATTCATAATTATTAATTAAATTAATTAAATCATTATTATTAAGTAAGCAAAGAACCATTAAAATAAATTGTGTATATTTGCAAGCGTGACCTTTATTTACTGAATTTCTAGTTTGCCTTTCATTTTTATTTTCAAATGTTACAGATCTGACAATTTTATTAAAAATATCATCAGAATTATTAATTAAAAAATTAATAATATAATCACTGTATAAATTATTCATTATATATTATATGTTTTTATTTATATTTTTTTTTAATTGTCATTAATTTCATTTTTATTTTTTTATTTTTATTTTTTTATTTTTTATTTTTTATTTTTTATTTTTTATTTTTTATTTTTTATTTTTTATTTTTTTAAAAATATGTATATATTTTAAAATATATATATTTTTATTTATTTTTTCTAGTTTTATTATTCTTATTTTTATTTTTATTTTTATTTTTATTTTTATTTTTATTTTTATTTTTACTTTTATTTTTACTTTTATTTTTATTATCATTTTTATTTTCTTTAAAAAAATCTTTTAACAAATATATTATTCTTTTTGATATTATATTATCAATATGATATTCTTTTGGATGTTTATATCTTGGTTTATAATGATATTTATTTAATATATTGCTAATTTTTTCTCTAAAAAATGTTTCATTACTAATATTTATTTTACTCGAATTAATAATTCGATCAATAATTTCTGTAAAATTAATATCATATTTATAAGGTTTAACATTTATATAATAAATATTTTCATTATCCATTCCTTCATGATATAAGTCATCTAAAAAACAAATTTCTGTATTTTTACTTAGTTTAGTACATTTTAACAAGTCTTCATGTGTTTTTGAATATGTTGTTCTGCACATTTCTATTTGATTGCCATTTATTTTATACGCACCTATTATTTGATCAAATAATTTGTAATTTAATTTCATTTCAAAATATTTTGTTATACTTTTTGCCCATTCTGTTGGACCTTGATTGTTTGTATATAATATCAATTTATTGCATTTTGTTTCTTGCTTTTTCTTTTTTAAATATAATAATATATTTATTATATTTGGTCTTAAAAATTCTGGAAATAAATCTAAAATATTATTAAATAATAATTGTGTTTTTTTATTTTTTTCATTTATATTTGTATCAACATATTCACAAACAGCATCCCATATCATTCCAAATTCACTAAAATATCCTAATGTTTCATCCAAATCGAATACCACAATTTTGTGTTTAACACATTCTGTCATATTATAATATAATAATATTTTTATTGACTATTGCTTATCATTAATTTGTTCAAAATTTTTGCAGACATTAAATTTATATTTTTTTCTTTATATTGTTTTTATATAATATATTATAAAATAAATATATATTATTTTTTTAATTTCATAAAATTTATAATATTTATATATTATAAATAAATGCCATCAAGTAAATTAACAAACAATGATTATAAAAAAATACTTTTATTTTATAATCAAAAAATAAACAAATCAGCAAAAACAAACAAAAAAAATGCCGAAAAAATATTAGCAAATAAATTATGCAAATGCATAAAATCATTCAAAACAACTTCAGAACCAAAATCTATTCGCATTTGCACTAGCAAAATATTTAAAAATAAAGGATTCAAAAGAGGAAAATTCACATGCAAAAAAAGAAAAACTGTAAAAATTTTAAAATATTAATTGAATGAGACAATCTGCAATTAAAAAAGTTGAACTAATTAAATCTATTTTTTTTCATTCTGGCTAACTAAATAAGCTTGGATAAATTGTTTTAAAATATAAAATTCCATCTCTCGACATATAAGCGCATATATAATTGCTATTTTTTACAACATAATTACTTTTTCTTTTCAAAGAAATTAGTTTGAAATTATTATATTTATTTTTAAATTGTTTTATGTCATTGATAACCATTTCATAATCAATTGGTAAACATTCATTTACAATTACTTGTGATTCGTTTACACATATAAAATTATTATTTAATATTTTTTTTACATATTCATTGTGTTCACTAATTAAATTACTAATTAAATTATTATTTTCATTATATTTATCAAATAATAATTGTTTTTCCATTTCCAATTTTTTTATTTTAACAAGTATTTGTTCATTTGTATCTTTTAAATTTTGAATTTCATTAATCATTTTTTTATAAGTTTATTTATATTTTATATTTTCATTACATATATTTTTATTATTATATTTTCAATTTTTTATAAAATTATTTTTTATAAAAAATATATATTAATTTTAATATATATATTTTTTATTTATCTTCTCATTCTAAAAACAACATCATTATAAAATTCTTGTCTTAATCCACGTGTTGCATACCAATTGTATATTCTTAAAAAAGAACCAGCACCTGATCCACTACTATTTGATAATATTGAACCAACTGTTCTTGAACCAACAGTTGAAGATTGCCCTCTTAATGTTCTTAAATTTCCTGTTACACTCATTTTATTATATTTTAACGCAATATAATAAAAAATATATATTTTTTATTTTTTATATTTTTTATAAATTGAATATTTTGTTAATTATATTCATTAAAATTTAATAAAAAATTATTTTACTTGATCCATCATTTCTATTATCATTTTTTCATCTTTTGAAAATTTTTGAAATATTAAACATTCTTCCATTTTTAATGTATAGTATCTATTTGTAAAATTTTTACATCTAATAATTGTTCCATTATCTGTAAAATTAATATCACATATCATTCCATATTTATTTAAATCAATATTTGATTCATCAATTAAATAAATCCATCTTATAAATGAACCACATTTTAAATCATCTATTTCATCAATATATTTATAATCTTTAAGCTTAATTAATAATTCATACATTTTTTCTTCATCTAAATCATATTCTGATAAAATATCAAAATTTTTTTCATTATTTATATCTTCAACATATTTTTTAAACGAATCAATAGGATTTTCAATTGTGTAACTTTCAATTAATTCTGCTAAATTCATTATTTTTATTTTATTTATTTTATATTTTTTATTATTTTTTCAATTTATTATTTTTTCAATTTTTTATTTTTCTAATTAAAAATAAAAAATATATTTATTATAAATTTTATTCTTCAATTAAATCTCCAAATGTTTCTGAATCTAAATATTTAAATTTTTCCCAATTTCTTGGATGCCAAACATTTTCCATTAATTCCTTTTTTAAATTACTTTTTCTAAACCATTCATGGAACCTTTTTCTTATATATTCTTCTCTTGCTTCATCCATTGAATTACAACTTAAATTATTATAATTCCAAGGTTTATCAGAATTTGCTTGAACTATTTCCCATGTTATATTTGGATTTCTAAATAACCAAGTATAATTCCAAGGTTTATTTGGATTGGATTGAATTATTTCCCATGTTATATTTGGATTGTAACTCAAAATATTATAATTCCAAGGGTTATCTGGATTTGCTTGAACTATTTCCCATGTTATATTTGGATTTGAACTTAACAAATTATAATTCCAACGTTTATCTGGATTTGCTTTAACTATTTCCCATGTTATATTTTTATTTAAACTTAACCAACAATAATCCCAATGTTCATCAGAATTTGATTGAACTATTTCCCATGTTATATTTGGATTTAAACTCAACCATTTATAATCCCAAGGTTTATCAGAATTTGATTGAACTATTTCCCATGTTATATTTGGATTTCTAAATAACCAAGTATAATTCCAAGGTTTATTTGGATTGGATTGAA